GGGGGGGGGGGGCCCCCCCCCCGCCTGCGCCCCGGGATGGTACTCAGACGGGCTCCGCCCCTCTTCCACGATTGTGAGATCGATCAGGCCCCAACCTTCGCGATGTACTCGCGGGCGCAGTCGCCGTCAATCTTCACGGACGGATACGCGGCGAAGGTCACCTCGTAACCCACGGCCTCGCCGTCCTTGTACACGGTAGAGCCGCGCTCAGTGAGCTGACCCTCGGGGATCACGATCCGCTTGACGAGACCGCCCGTGAGCAGCACCTCGAATACGAGCACTCGGCGGGGCAGGATCTTCGAGTTGTGACGCACGGTGATCGCCTTGTCCGCACCGCCAGCCTGCGTCACGTTCTCCTGCCCGAAGACCTCACGTAGAACGTCAGGATCGAGCGACTGCAGGAGCTTCGTCTTGAAGGTCTCCTTGTACCCGGTCTGCTGCGTGAGGACGACGTCGCCGCCAAACGCCTTCAAGTCGCTGGACTCGGTCTCGATGGGATTTTCGAAACCGTCTTCCGAGAGGTAGCCCAGCTTCACGAACGCCGCGTTGAGCGTGGTCGTCGCATCAGCGGGGATCGGCGTACCCAGCGGAGCGGCGAAAAACGCGCCGCCCTTCTGCGGCTTAGCCGCAGTAACAAGCGCTGAATTCTGTTCTGCCATGTAAATTCTCCTATCAAGAGGAATGAATCATGTGAGCGCCAACATGGCACTCACCGTCAATTGAAAACGAGGAACTCTAGCATCCGAGTCCGGGAAGGCGTACACCGAACGAACGTCGGAGTACGCGACGATTGCCTCGCGCGGCCAGTCCAAGATCGCGACGGCGACCTCATCAGCAAGCGCGGACGCCGCAGCCTCCGTCGCAGCCCAGGCTTGGACTGCGAACATCGGGGAGTCCCACAGGTGCGTGCGCTGACCACCCGTACGCTCGACCGTAATGAACCGTGCGGGGCGTGGCTCCTGCACGCGGTTCGAGACCGACGTGCCTGGAAACCTCCGCTTCAAGTACGCGATGAGTTCGGCTGTCGATGACCTCACACGCGCCCCGCATTCAGCGCCTTCAACAACGTGTTATGCCTAGCGTTATTGCGGCGCGCCCTCAACGTCGCAGCCTTGACGATGCCATGCGGCCTCGTCTTGCCCTGCTGCACAGACGGCTCAAAGCCCTTGCCCGCCGCCGTCGCGATCCGCTGAACGGCGGACTCAATCATCGGCGTCGACAACGCGCGGAGGCAGGCGTTGTCGATCACAATCTTTACCTGCGTCATCCCTCCACCAGCCTTGCTTGCACGGGACGATTCCACATGCCAGGGGTCGAATCCTTGCTGTACGGTCGTGGATCGCCGATCACGTCCCACCAAGACCCTCCCCACGCGATCCGACAGCCTTTCAGCCGCCCGATATAGGTTTTCGGAAAGTGGAAAGTCATGATCGTCGCGTCGCCGTCTGGCCGCTCCGCCCCCAAATCCTGCGACGAGTACGGAGCCACCAATACATTTTCCAGCTTCTGCATTGGTATATACTCCGCTGCCTCGTTGCCGAATTCGTCGATGTTGCCCGATCGCCTGACCAGCAATTGGACGGTTTCTCCGAAGATCATGGGCGCGCCCCAATCGTACGGACAGCCGCGAAGCGCGTCAGACGAATCCCGAGCCTGCGCCGATGAACCCGCGTGAAGCTCATCGAGCCTACAGGTGCCGAGAAAGTCGACGACTGACTATACGGCCCACCCGTGACCGTCGACTGCGTCGCCCCATACGCGAACCCATCCACCTGCTGACGGATGGAATATCGCACCATGTCACAGACGACGTCCTCATACGAGTCACGCCGTATCGTGTTATCCGCGAGCGCGGCGGCGAGATCGATCTTGTCGGCGGCGAGTTCGTCGCGGACTATACGCGTGGCACTGGTAAGTGCTGCTTCGACGACCTGCTGGCCTACCTTGGATTCCTCAGATATGCCGTAACGAGCACGGAATGCGGTGATCTTAACTTCGAGCGGGTCAACCGGTTGAACCATACTCAGCCCTCCTAGCTGTCAGCCGATATGTGTCCCCTCTTGCGACGGTTCACACTGCAGGATAGATTTCCTCAGGTGCAGGCTCGGGCTGCTGGTCGCCGTCCGTGGCAGTGATGCCGAAGTCCTCGCCGAGGATGTCGAGGATGATCTCGGCGTCAGCGGCCGGGACGGTCGCGAGACCGTTCTCGAACTGCACGTGCGGGGTCGTGATGAGCAGGGTCGGGATCGCGTCGCAGCGCAGCGTCACCATGCTGGTTTTCTTCCTTGCCATGTTGATCAGCCCGCCGCCACTGTCAGGACGCCGTGCGCCTTCTCGTTGCCGTACTTGAGGCCGATCTCGCCGTACAGCTGGACCTTCTCGGATGCGCCGGTCTTGGCGAGCGGCTCGGCGAAAAAGTGGCCCTTTCCGGGCACCTCGAGGAACGCGGGTGCGAGCTGCTCGAGGGAGACGACCGCGAGCTTGGTCGCCGGCATGTAGCGGTTGAGCATGATGTTGAAGGAGCCGAAGTCGGTCTCCAGCATCTTGAGGTTGACTCCGCCGACGTTGCGATCTTCCTGCTTGAAGCCGTCCTTGACGAACAGGCGGGTGAGGGCGCGCTTGAGCGTGGCGTTGACGATGATCGTGCGTGTTTCAGTCTCCTGGACGCCGCCGCCGTCCCAGACCTTCTGGATCAGGTCGAGGACGTCGTCTGCGGTCAGTTCGCTGGCCTTGTGCGCGGTCGTTGCGACGTTGGTCGTGATTGCCTGCAGCAGGCCACGAGTCTTGCGGGGCTGCGCGTTCGTGGTCGGCTTGGCGAAGGTCCCGGTGATGAACGTCTTTTCGACGTCGCGGGCGATCTGCTTGATCTGCGCCTGCAGCTGCTCGGCGAGGTCGTCAGCGGGCAGCGTGGTCGAACCGAGCTGCACGGCCGTGCCGGACGGGCCGTACTGACGGCGAGCGCCCATCTTCGTGTACGACACGGAGACGGCCTCCTGATGGATTTCGAGCACGTTCTCGACGTTGGTACGCGTGCGGGTCTCGAACGCGGTAGCGTCCGCGCCCTCGACGCGCTGACGGTTGTCGGCTGCGTCGCGCAGGTCCATGACCTGCCAGCCGAAGGTCGTCGACTCGACGGACTCGCCGCCCGTCAGACCGCCAATCGAGGACAGCAGCGGCGTGTCCTCCGGGGATGCGGTGATCAGCTCGCCGACGTAGTTCGGGCAATTGTATGTGGTTGCCATTTCGTTGATGCCGGGCATCTGGACTTCCTATCAAGAGAAGGGATGATTGTGTCAGTTGGTGGATTCAGCGGTCATGCTCGCGAGCTTGACTGCCTTGAGACGCGCCGACAGCTTGAAGTCGCCAGCGCTCTGCGCCGCCGCGATCTGCTCATCAAGAGACAGAGACGATGCGCGAGGTGGGAAAACGCCAGCGCCCGAGTCCGCGAGCGCGGGCACGGCCGGGGTGGCCGTGGTGCCTCGCCAGTCGGCGAGCCGCTGCGCGAACGCCTTGATCTCGTCCTCGGTATCTCCGTGGATGAGGTCAGCGGGGACGCCGTATTCGGAGGCGGCGGCTGCGATCAGCTTTGCTTGGTGTGCCTGCGCTTCGAGGGCTGCGACCTGAGATCGCAGTTCCTCGATGGTGGTGTCCTTGCCGTTGATCGCTGCCGTGAGTTCTTCGAGCTGCTTGTGGTCGGCCTTGGCGCGGCGTTCCCACGTGCGGGCGTGGGCCTTCCAGTCCTCGACGGCGGTGGCCTGCTTGGTCTCCTGCGAGGCTTCGCTGGCGTCGACGTTCTCGGGGTCCTGTACGGCTGTATCGGTGGTGGGGGAGGTGTCGGTCTGCGCCTGCGCGCCGTCCTTGATCTCCTGATCCTGATCGGTGGTGTTTTCCATCGGTGGGTTTTCCTTCCATTGCGGAGAGAATGGGGTTGGTGACCAGGCTTTGCGCTTGGCCGGTGTGTAAAGACCCCGCACGCCGGGCTGGCTGCGGGGTGGATAGTGGTCACTGCTTCGGCGTGTGGCCGTCCGTGAGCTGGTCGGGGAAGAGCTCGCGCATCTTCGCCGTGATGACGCGCGCGTCGTCGATGAAAGCGACTTTCCGGTACATGTCCTCGTACTTCGAGGCGTCGTAGCCCTTAATGCTGGGCTTCTTTGACCACGAGGGTACGATCTGACAATCACACTTGAAGTGCGAGCGCTTGAAGTGCGCGGTCTCTTCGCTGCGGTACACGAATCCCCTCGAGGCCCAGAGCACGCACCAGGCGCACGTCTCAGCGCCTGTCGGCACGCGAGCGTACCGCGGGGACTTCGGGTCTGCCTCAGCCGCGTGCTGCACGGTTGCGCGCCCTGAGTCTGAGATCAGCTTGCGAGCACCGTCCGTGAGGCGCGCGAGCGCCTTCGCGCGGGCGATCCCCTCCCGCAGATCCCGGATCGCTGCTCCGACGATCTTCTCCGCGTCGTCCTGATCGACGAGGCCGGTCGGCATCACGGGGGAGTACGCCTTCGCGACACCCTCGGCCTCACGCTGCTTCTCGTACCATTCGAGAGCAGCCGTCGACGCGACCTCAGCCGATTCCTCGACGAGGCGCGGATACAGCTGATACAGCGCGTCCTCAAGCGTCCCGAGATCATCGATAGGCAGGTGCTTCCACAGCGCCCGCAGTCGGCGCTCAGCGATATCGCCCGCGCGATTCTGCGTCCGCGCGAGCTGCTGCACGTCGTGGATATGCACGCTGCCCCCTCACGATCTCTACTTCTTTTCAGCCGCAGCAGGCGCGTCTACGTCAGCGGCATCAGCCGCGGACAGTCGATCGAGGAGATCGGATGCCTCCGCACGGCGCTTGTCCGACATCAGGCGCGCGATCTGCGAACCCGAGTACCCAAGCTCTTCCAGAACGACCGAGGACTGCGCGAGCCACGGCATTGCGCTGATTTGCTTCACGATCGCGTCCGACTGCGAGACAATCGACGGATGTGCAGGGTCGCCCCAGCGCGTCGAGAGAGACCGCAGCTCTGGCGTCATCTCATCGAGACCGTCGCGCATCATCACTGCGTGCGCATAGATGCGAGTCAGGGCCGCGTCGAACACGCGCTGCGCGTTCTTTGCCTTGATGACCAGCTCTTCCTTCGCCGCATACAGCGCCTCAGCCGAGGACGGATTGTCCTGGATAACGCCGAGCGACGAGACCGGCAGGGACGACACGCCCGACAGCTCGGTCGCGAGCGCACGCATCTGCTCTGTGAACGGTTGCGCCGACTGCTGCGGCAAGACCGTCACCTTCGGTCCCTCCGGCTCTTCACCGGACGAGATCGTCTTGATCGTGCCCAGCTTCCAGTCCCACGATCGCAGATCGTCGATCAGGTCCGAATCGACGCCCGACAGGAGGATACCGGGAGCCGTGAACAGCTCCGTCGCCAGCTCTTCACGCAGCACCGTGCGCATCGCCCGCTGAGTGATACTCATGACGTCACGGGAAATCCGCGAGCGTCCCAGCGGACGGTCGAGAGAAGGCTCGAACGGGAGCGCCTCCATCATGGACGCGCCCATGCCGTGAAGCTCGGCGTGAATGATCCGCCATGCCGACGCCGCGTTCAGCTCCACGACGTAGGTCGAGTCGACCGTGTACAGGGTGAAGCGTGTCGGCCGGCCGGCGTCGTCGATATCGTCGATAGTCAGCCCGTAGGACAGTCGGCGGCGCACACGGTCCCAGAGGCCCGCAGCCCAGTCCGCAGAGTGCCCCTGAATGATGACAGGGGGTTCGCCTGCCGCCTCGACGCCCTTACGCAGCGTCAGGAAGGCAACCGAGTGCGTGAGCGCTGACGGGATCGTCTGCGCGATCTCCAACTCGAAGCCGGTCGATGCCAGCAGGTCGTCGATCTCGAATGGATTGTCACTGCCCGTCGACGATGTGACTCCATCCCAGATCAGCAGATCCGACAGACCGAAAACCACCTTCCGCGGCCACCCAATGACCGCGCCGAGCTGGTCAACCATCTCATCCGGCACCGAGATGTTGAGATTGTCGGGGCGGACGACGCCGTCGAGGTACGCCTGACGCAGGCGATTGCGCGGCTGCTTGACTCGCCACAGCTCGACAAGCTGTGAGAGCGCCGACTGCTCTGCGGGCGTCAGCCCCGGCACAACAGGAGCCGAGAACGACACTGGTGTCGCGAGCATGAACTTTTGGGCGCTCACAGGGCCCTCGCTTTCTTGCCCGGCCTGCGCCGGGTCGTCTTAGCCGCCAGAACAGCCGCAGACACGGCCTCCAGCGGGGTCTCATCTCCATCGGGAATGGTCGCCTCCCACCCCCACGCGCCGTCACGGGTGCGAATCTTCCTGTCACACACGGCCACCGCCGTGTTGAGCGCATCCTCCGGATCACCTGCTGGGTGCGTGATCCGCCCGTCACGCAGCCCCTCGAAAAACATCGAGCACGACTCGAGGTACTCCCGTGTCGTCATGATGTGCACAATCCTGGCAGGCACGCCCCGTACCTGTAGAGCGTCCGCGAGCGCCGACGCGCCGGAGCCGCCGACGAGGCTGATCTGCGCGGTCCGGTCTTTTCGGGCTGCGAGCCAGTCGGCCACAGCTTTCACACCGTCATCTGTCGACCCGGTGAACGTGTCGATGGTGTTGACGTGGAATCGGACGTCGTGGCCGGTGCCGGCTTTCAGAGCGCCCGCGAGCGCCTGGCGCTTGCCGTCCGCGCTGAAAGCGACGGCGAACGAGCGGATGCCGTCTGACGGCGCGGCGGCCACTGTCGCGCCCCAAGTGGTCGGGTCAATTGCCCGAGATGCACCAGCATTCGC